GAACGAAGGGGATGGTAAATACATCGAAGGTGCTAAACCTGGGATGATTTATAATAATGTTACCCACGAAATTTTTGATGGGAAGAAAGGTATCAAAGTGGTGCCTTGTTATTATAAAAAAGACTATCCAGAAAAAAGCGACAAAGGAGATGGGAATCCATTAACAGTGGCAACTCACCTACCTAATAGTCCAATAATCAAAACAGGTAAAAGAGAGGGAGCCAAGATTAGATTACCAAATGGTAATTATCTTGAAGAAACTGCTTATTACTATGTTTTGATGGAAACAAAAGCAGGTGGTATGACACCAGCGTTGATTACTATGAAATCATCGCAACTTTCTGTTAGCAAAAATTGGAATTCTATGATGAAGACCATTCAAATTGAAGACGGAAAAGGTGGCTTTGTTACACCACCAATGCATGCAGTTGTGTATAACTTGTCGTCAGCAATACAAAAGAACGATAAAGGTTCTTGGTATGGCTGGTCAATTACACAAGACCGAATTATGGGACAAGCAGATAAAGGATTGTACAAAAGTGCAAAAGACTTTTCTTCTAGTGTCTCAGACGGAACCGTGCAAGCAAAAGCCGATGTGGAAGAGAAAACGGATAGTACACCATACTAACCAAAATAGGGGGGATTGGTGGATCCCCCCTTTACAAAGAAAAAAGAAATGATAATAAAAAAAGACAAATTCAAAAATATATTTAAAGGACTTGATATAGCATATGGACAATACCAACCAGGAGATCGTGGCGACAGCGGAAAGCAAAAAGGCAAAGCTTTTATTGTACGTGGACAAGTCACAGATGAACTCTGGTCAAACCACCTTGAGGGAAAAGGACCAGCCCTTGGAATCATCCCTATTACAGAAAATAACAATTGTAGGTGGGGCTGTATTGATATTGACGAATATAATTTTGATCACACTAGCCTCATTAAAAGTATTCGGAATAATAACCTCCCCTTAATAGTTTGCCGTAGTAAATCAGGCGGAGCACACGTATTTTTATTTACCAAAGAAAACATTCCTGCATCTTTGATGCAATCAAAATTAAAACAAATGGCTATCATACTTGGATATGAAGGCTCAGAAATTTTTCCAAAACAAACAGAGATACTTGTGGAGCGTGGGGACACAGGTAACTTTTTAAATCTACCCTACTATAACGAAATGAAAGGACTACGTTATGCTATCAACGATACTGGCGCCGGCTGTACACTTCAGGAATTTTTTGAGCTCTATGATGTTTGGGCTCAAACTAAAGAACAAGTCGAAGAGATTAAAACAGAAGAAAAAAAAATAGAAGAAGCATTTCCTATGGGACCGCCTTGTCTAAATAAATTAGCTACAGTTGGTTTTGGACAGGGCTCTAGAAATAATGCATTATTTAATATTGCTGTGTATTACAAACAAGCTAAACCAGATACTTGGGAGGATGAAATTGTTGGAGCAAATTTAAAATACATGGAACCACCACTAAGTAATAGTGAAGTGCAACAATTAATTAAATCAGTAAACAGAAAAGGTTATGATAAATATCGCTGTAAAGACGCACCAATTAATGCAGTATGTCAATCAGGTTTATGTAGAACAAAAAGATTTGGTGTAGGATTTGGTGAGGAAGAAATGCCTGTGTTAGGTAGTCTTACAAAGTATGCATCTAAACCACCAGAATGGTTTTTGAGTGTAGATAAAAAAAGAATACAATTAAAATCAGAACAACTTTATAGTCCACAACTATTTGCATTAGCGTGTTTGGATCAAGCTAATTTAGTTGTGCCTGTACCTAAACCACAAGATTGGAAACAACATTTTTTAAAACCTATGATGACGGCTCTCCAGGAGGTAGAGCCATTAGAGTCCTTAGACCCTGTCAATGAACTCACTGGGTTATTGCAAGATTGGACAACTAATAGACAGTCAGCAAGAACTTGGGATGATATATTAAATAAGTTACCATTCACAGATGAAAAAAGAGAGTTTACATATTTTAGAATGGAGGACTTTTATAATTTTTGTAAAAGAAATCATTGGGAAAAAGATAAAAATCAAACTGGTAATTTAATAAAACAATTAGAAGTATTTGAAGGCGAAGAAAGAGTCCGTATTAAAAAACAACAACCAAGATTAATTAAAATAAAAACGATGAAACAAACAGAAGCATCAACTTCTAAAATACCATATCAAGAGGAGAACTTTTAATGAACATAAACACAGTGCTTTTAAATCACGCAGATTGGTTAGAACAACAAGGATTAAAAAAAGAAGCAAAGGAGTGCAGAAAACAGGCATATGAAAACAATAATATTAGGGCCGCCAGGAACAGGAAAAACAACAACGTTGTTAAACTTGGTAGACCAGTTCATACAAGACGGAATCAGGCCTAAACAAATAGGTTATTTTTCGTTCACTAAAAAAGCTGCAACGGAAGCAGCAACAAGGGCAGCGGATAAGTTTGGCCTGGATGTAGAAAATGATTTAGCATTTTTTAGAACGTTGCATTCGTATGCATTTAATCAATTAGGTATGACAAAAGAAAAAATGATGGGACCAGAGGATTATAAAGAGTTTGGTGAAAAATGTGGCATACCAATTAAAACTGCAAAGTTTTCTGATAGTGATGGTACATTTAATTCTGATAACGAATACCTTACCATAATAAATACAGCGGCTGTAAAAAGGATGGATCTATTAGAATACTACGATTCCAGAAAAAACATATTAGATATAGAAAGAAATACATTATTTTTATTATCAGAAGAACTTAAAAGATTTAAAAAAGAAAAAGGTTTAAAAGATTTTAATGATTTGTTAGAAGATTTCTTGACCAAAGAAAACTACAATAAATTCAAAGTTTTATTCATAGATGAAGCACAAGATTTGTCTTTGTTGCAGTGGGAAATGGTGAGAAAGATTTGGAGTCATGCGGAGAAAACTTACATAGCAGGCGATGATGACCAGGCAATATTTAAATGGGCAGGTGCAGACGTAGATCATTTTATTGCACTCAAAGAAGAGGTAGATGATATCAAAACATTAGATCAATCTTATCGTATACCTGGGGGACCTATACACGAATTATCACAAAAAATTATAGGACAAGTGCAAAATAGATTTGACAAAGAATATAAACCAAGAACAGAACAAGGAACTTTACATAGATATTCTGACATCACACAGGTAGATATGTCTGAAGGTAACTGGTTAGTGTTATCTTCTGCAAATCATTTTTTAGATTCTGTAAAAGAAGTGTGTGAACTTAGAGGCTGGTATTATTCTTTTAAAGGACGTAACTCAATATCATTAAAATTATTATTAGCATTAAATAATTGGGAAGCCTGGCGTAATGGTGATTTATTAAATCATTTAGAAATAAAAAATATTTATGAATACCTTGGATCAAATGTATTGGAGGGATTTAGAAAAGGTAAAACATTACATTCTGAAGATAAATATACATTAGAAGAATGTAAAAAAGAGCACGGACTTTTAGTAGATAGTGTTTGGTATGAAGCGTTTGAAGGACTAGATCCTATCACTGAAAACTACATTCGTAACATGAGGGCGAATGGTGAGACGTTAAATAAAAATCCTCGTATACAAATGTCAACAATACACGGAGCGAAAGGAGGTGAAGCTGACAAAGTTTTATTGATGCAAGATATAACAAACGCAGCACTTGAAACATTTAGTTATGATCCAGATGAATTACATAGATTATTTTATACTGGAGCAACAAGAGCGAAACGCGAATTGCATGTTTTGGATCCAAAAGATTTTGAGAAAGCTTATTTATTATGAGTAGTTATGATAAACAGATAGGTGGAAAACACTATCAAAAATATACCATACAACCTAGTAAGTTTGTAATAGAGAACAAGTTGCTATATCCTGAAGGTTGTGCTATTAAATACATAATCAGGCATCAAGATAAGAATGGTAAAGAGGATTTATTAAAAGCCATCCATTTTATTGAGATGATAATTGAAAGGGATTATAAGTGAGAAGCACACAAATACCTCTGTTT